GCCATCAAGATATCTGTGCCCAATAAGTGCGATATTGAGCTGGGTCCGAACTGGGGAGATTTTGACATTGTCGAATAAAGTCTTATATAATCGCACACAGAGGTGCGTGTAATATGGATACATCAAAGTGGAAAAGCGTCCTGCTTCCCAAGGACGTTTATCAAGAAATTGTGGTAATTAGCCACGTAGAAGGGCGCACTATCAGCGGCCAACTACGTATCGTCTATGAGGCATGGAAGAACGCCAACCTGTCCGAAAAAGACAAGCGCTACATCGCGGACGAAGTTAAAGAATTTAAAAGCCGAACAGAGTTGCCTAAGGTAGACGAAAGAGACGCAGTATTTTCTTTAAAGAAAGGAGCAGAGGGTGTCTAAGTCCATAGAAGAAAGTTTTAAAATTGCATTAGAGACCGTGGAAAAGCAAATAGAAACCAAGGGTGCCGCAAACAGCGAAGACGTTGAAAAGCTGCAAATGTGGCAAGCCATGCTTGGTGTTAAACACGAAGCAGAAAAGCAAACGAGCGCAAAGAAAGTTGGGTAAACGGATAATAATAGAGTTGGACGAGGATGACGCAGAAGAAGTCATCTTCCAGATACAAAGACTCTCGGAGCTATTGGAAACTTTGGATTTCGATAGAATACATGATCTTCTATCGAGGCTGTCAGCTCTAGATGAGGTGCCCAAAAAGGCCAAACGGAAGTCGCGTGGTAGTGGGTAGCGCCATACGTCGGGTCATCCGTAGCGCCATTCATAGCCAATAAACTCCACATCCGCGCCTCACGCCACGCGTCCATGTCCGTTATTTCCTCCGGGAGACCATCACAGAAAAAACTAAACTGGCAGCGATGACGAACGGGCAGGTTGCTTGGTGAATTAACGTAGGTTGGGCCTTCCATGACCACGGCACACGGGTCAGAAGGGTAACGAGGGTCCGCCACGCGGTTTAATACCACGTGAGCGACCGCGCTTTGTCCCTGAGCCGGCTGATTCCGCGCTTCAAAGTACACGGCCAACGCCACACAGAGCATTGAATTTACCATTAGAACAGCTCTAAATTTTGTTGTTTATTACCTACCCAAACCGCAGCAGAATTAAAAGATTCTATTCTTGCGGCAATGTTAGCGGCTCTTTGCCCAGCAGACGGCGGTGCATACATTCCAAATCGACTTAATTGATTGTTGTTTCTTGCGGCATTAGTGCTGTCCGCGGAAGCCAAAGGAAGGTTTATAAATATTTTGGGATCTAGCATACGTAAGCCATGTAGTTTTGATTTGGGCCTGCCAGAAGAATCACAGCAAACGTTCATAGCTTCTTCCATCCGTGACCACCATCCTTTTGTATTAGGAGTAGCCCATTGACCCGAACTTCCTATGGCTACCCATTCGAATCGATCTACCATCCATTCAAGCCATTCTAAACTTTCGTGTAAATGCCAAACCGGGACGCCTTTTGCCTTTAAACCTAGACGAAGCCATCTATTCACTAAGGCTACGTTATGAGATTCGCTTCCATCTATCTTGTCGGGTATCAAACACCAATCAAAATTAGGGTGTCTATACAAAGACTTAACCCAATCTACATAAACATCAAAATCAATTTCATCCCCGGACTTTTTCCATTCGCTAAAAGCCCCATTGTCCAAGATAAAAGATTGACAGTTTTCTAGCACGATACCTAACTGCTCCGAGTGCGCATGGCTAACCAAAGCGTGCCTTCCCCGGAGCAATTCGGCCGCGTCAGTGTTTTTACCGCCAATAGGAGTTCCGTGATATTTAATCAATGGATAACTTCGCTGATGCCCTCTTCCGAAAAAAAGATTTCGGCAAGGCAGTCATAACAAATGATCGATTCAATTTCAGCTTCCTCTTCTTCAAGCAACCTTACTAAGAAAGGCTCTATCTCAAAAGCTTCCTCGCACCTAGAGCAGACGTGTATCCTACTTATCTTCATTCTTTCCACTGCGCGTACCTCTGTAGATGTAATCCCTAACGGTGTCGATCGGAACGCCAAACTTGAGTGCAATCCACTCTATCTTGCGCTTTTCGACAAATCTAGCGTACCGTATTTGATCTACTGTGTCTTGAGGCCACTTTACCGGGCGTCCCATCTTAGCCATGCTATACTCCTTAATTGAAAGACGCACAGATTATACCTTGTTTATGTAAAAAACAAGTTGCGCTTGGGTTTTATATAAGATTAGAATGTGAGAACAGGCCAAAACAATGGACTTAGAGAAACTTAAGCGCGACATGCACGACGATCCGCAGCTCACGTACCTCAATTCCATGGCCCCAGAAGAATTAGCCGAACACCTTGTCGAAGTGCATCGGGCGATGATGCGGGGCGAGTATGGTATATTTGGATACTTGTACCGGCAGCAGACTTTAAAGCTTCGAGAAAGATAGGTCTCTCGAAGTAAGCCCCAGCGGACGGTGGGTGAGTTCGAAAAACATCCGCAGCGTGTGATGCCGATTCCTTGGCTATTTTTAGTCGTAAGCGCAGGCACACGCCGCTTGGCCCACGTCACGGGCTACCTTACAAGGAGAATAATGTGAACAAAGATCCCGTAATGGCCGACTTAGATCGTTACCTTGATTCGCTAGAAGAAGACTTTGTCGATGATTTCGACAGAAAACGAGAACGAGATGAATATCTCGCTGACCAAGAAGATTCCTCGGAGGAATAATATGACCGGCAAAGAAAAGTTTGAAAGCCACGTGTTTATGATTGCTCAGGCTTTGGTAGAATCCGGCAAGCACACAAACCGTTACGACCTAGCCCGTGAGGCCGTCCTCATAGCCGCGGCCGTTACACAGGAAGTAGAGAGGTCTGTCGACAATGCCTGATTATGATGACACGAACCGCGGCGCTTTCTTCCGTAACAAGAAGAAGACCAAGCCTAACCAGCCCGACTACCGCGGCCCGCTGAACTACAAAGGCCAAGAGCTGGAACTCGCTGGATGGATCAAGACATCCAAGAGCGGCGACAGTTACATGAGCCTTGAGGTTAAAGAAAAAGAACCCTACCAAGAAAAAACTTCTGCCCCACTGGGGGACTTTGATAAGGATTTGCCCTTCTAATGAGTAAGTTTTCACGCGCCGATAACGGCAAAGGCAGTAAGAGACGCCCTCAGTCAATCCCCGCAGAAACTTTCGGGCAAAACTGGGCGCGTATCTTTGAAAAGAACAAGGCTGAAGAAAAACGCAAAGCCGACCTACAGCGGAAAATTGACGCAGAGAGTCAAAAAGATGATGACTAACTACGCCATCCCCCGCTCTCCAGTGCTTACGGGCACCGAAAAAGAACTCCGAAGAAAGGAACTCCAACGGGATATTGACGCTTTCTTAGCCAATGGCGGAAAGATCGTAGTTTATCCCCCCGGGTTCAGCGCAGAGGACGCCGGCAATCCCAAGACCGGCTGGGAAAAAGAACTTCGTAACGATCCGGAGAAACGATGAAAACCCGTATCCATGTCAATCAGCATAACATCCGCGCCAATTCAAAAGGTGCGGACCTGCCAGTACTCACGGTTAAAACTTATAAAGAAAATGTTAAGTGCAACCGTGTCGCGGTTCACGGCCCAAGCACCGTGGTCTACAGCCCGGATAAGCCTCTGTCCTGCGGTGCGAAGGTGTGGATCGAGACAGAAGCAAAAGTGGAGACCGCGTAATGTACGAATACAATTGCAAGATTGTGAGGGTAATTGATGGTGACTCTATCATTATTGATATCGACCTTGGTTTTAGCCACTGGATTCACAATGAGTCTATACGTTTGTACGGTGTTGATACTCCAGAGTGCCGCACACGAGATGCTGAAGAAAAAGCAGCCGGACTCTTGGCGAAGGAGTTTGTCGAAGAAGCGCTGCATGTCGGAGGAACATACACCCTCACTACCAAAGAAAAAGGAAAGTTCGGGCGATACCTCGGAACAATCTACCTGACCGAGGAAACCTCGATAAACGCCGCGCTTGTAAAAGAAAGACTTGCCGTGCCTTACTTCGGCCAAAGTAAAGTCCGGGTAAAGGAGGCGCACTTAGCAAACAGAAAATTCTTGAAAGAAAAGGGGTGGCTATGAAGAAAGAAAGAATCACCAACCAAAAGCCTTGCGAGTCCTGCCACGCCGTCATCCGAGCAACTAAAGGCAATATCTTTTGTGACAAATGCCAGAACCTAGTCAAACAGCTTAACCAAAGCTGGAAGACCCACGAGCAGAATAGCCTTGACCCCAACCCGTGGTTTAAGTACTTTACGCGGTGAGGGAATGGTCCCTCATTTTTAACAATCTATGCTGATTGTTTTGGTTGAAGCTTATTGAACCCCGCCTCTGGTGGGGTTTTTTTTGGCTTTTTACCCACGCTTCACGGCTCACGGGTAGTTTTGCTGTCAAAATACGCATGAATGTTCTTTATCCACCACAAGAACATGTCCTGACCTAACGTGTGCTTCATGGTATTTACCCTAGCCGCGACTAACTGTACGTTTTCCCGTACGTAAGGCCCATTGGGATTTATGCGGTCTATCGAGGCGTTGAATTCTTTTGGCTTCTTGTCGCCATAGGTGCCGTCTCTTTGATGCGTCATGAGGACGCCAGAAAGCGCGCACTTGCCGTTTTGAGCATTCCAGAGATCTACTACTTCTTCGTTAGTTAAATCGTACTGGACGCCTTGTTTAAGCCTTTGAGATTTTAACTGCGTGTTTAAGACCCGGATGTAGGCTTCAGGGGTAGCCGAGGTTTTTTTTGATCTTTGGAGGGTCACACAGTTCCGACACACGCCCCTCACCTGCCCATCTTTAAAAGTCTCGAACTGGGACAGAATCTTAACTTTGTTGCAGGAAGTGCATAATCGGGAGCCTTGCGACTCTGGCTTTACTTTAGGTTGTCTTGGCATAGGCAAAAAAAACCCGCGGGAGCCAAGTGTGGGAGAGCGCTCAACCGCGGGCGAAAGTCCTTCTCAAGGGATACTACGCCTTGAAGCTAGAACTTTTAGATTTTTTTGTCAACCAAAAGGGTCAACAAACTCTCTTATCTCCCGATGGAAATTATTAAGCTCCGCCATGATCTTATCTTTATTCTTAGGCGTCATTTCTTCGGTTTCCCAACGATCCCAATACATCATGTCGTTAAGCTCCTCGTTTATTAGCTGTGCGGCCAGTTTTTTAGCCGTAGTCCGCCTACCCGTGTAAAGACATCTAATCATCCGTATTCCTCCTAGTTAAAATTTAAGCCCACGGCCCATGCTCCAACGCAGCGTTCGAAAAGCCCTCGCGCCGCGCAGCCGACACAAACGCATCCAGCGCGCTCAACAAAATATGCGGACGATCAGAGTAAGCGTTTATCATACGCCTCAGCTCCTCTCGGTCGCGATCCCAGATGCGCTGGTGAAGCTCTTGGATCTCCTGCAAATAACGGTCTTCAGATTCGTACTCAAGCTCAAGCAATGCTTTTAGATCGGACATCGGTTCGTTCCTTAGTTATGGATTAGGGCAGTTAGTGTATCTTAGTATATGTGTAATGTGCAATGGGGGGTGTTTCAACTGTCGCGGCTCACGGCTCACGGACAAAAATGCATGCACTTTTGATTTCTGTAAGACTTCTTTGATTTCTGTAAGACTTTTGGCGAGATGTGGGTACAAAAAGCGCTCTCCTTTATATGTACTCAGAAATAAAAAAAATAAAAAAAATTTAAAAATAGGTGTAACGGCGTAACTTATGTAACCGAGGGGCTTGTAGGCCAGTAATGGCGCGGGTTTCAGGCGGTTTCGCCTATTCTCCAAAAGGTTACAATTACTACACTTCTATATGTTCTATTCCTTAATGTCGATATTCCGTTAATGCGTTTCAAAATGGTTTTTTTTTTTTTTTTAATTCTGAGTACATATATAGGGGAGAGCTTTAAATTAAGACCCATCTGGTATAAAGTTCACGCAAATTAACTGCTTTGGAGAAAAGCGTGACTAAAGACCGATATATCGTCCCTGCGGGTGATAGAAAGAAAAGAGGGCGCCCACCCAAGACTATGGAACAACGTGCCGCTAACAAGCTCACACGGCGTCAGGAGCTGTTTGTGAAGGAGCTTGTGTCTAAGGATGGTCAGGTGACTATGAAGGAGGCTGCGATCAATGCGGGCTATCCTGAAAAGTCTGCTAGTAGCCGGGCATATGAATTAACTAATCCCAAACTATCTCCTCACGTTTGTAGGGCTATCCAAGAGTATCGAAGGGAGTTGGACTCTAAATACGGTATTGACTACCAGAGGCACGTTAGAGATCTTCAGCGCATTCGGGATATGGCTTTGTCTGATAAAGCTTATTCGGCAGCCGTAATGGCAGAATATCGCCGCGGTCAGGCTCAAGGCGATATCTATGTCTCCAAGTCGGAGGTCAGGCACGGTACTATTGAGTCTATGTCTAAAGAAGAAGTCATGAAGGCTTTGAAAGAGATTAAGGAGCAATATGAACCAGTCACCTATTCCGTGGGAGGACAGTCCGAAGAAGACGACGAAAAGACTCAGCGGAAAAAAACAAGAGAGCGCATTCTGGAAGTCCTTCCGGAACCAAGCGAAGAAGCACCGGCCGAACTGGCTGCTGACTAGAATAGAGTCTTGGGCTGCGGCGGGTGTGCCGGATGTTTTGGGATGTGATGATCTTGGTCAATTCTTTATGATCGAGCTTAAGACCACCCAAGGTAATTCGGTACGCCTGTCGCCCCATCAAGTAAGCTTTCTGACTACCCACCAACACGCCCCTGCATGGGTGCTAGTCCACCAATCCCACCGCAATGGTGAATCTATTTTTCTGTACGCAGGAAAGGACGCGGCCGCACTGGTAAAGGATGGACTCCGGACAGAACCGGTATTGCGTCTGGATATGCCGTTCGAATGGATTGAAATATTCCCCTTGCTAACCACACAATAATCGCATAGGATTCTAAACGAACCCGCACTGGGCGGGCCTAACTTTGGAATAGAACTATGTCGAATAAATGGAAAGGCGCGGTAATAGTGAACACCGCGCACCAGTATACCGTTAACGCAGACTCCTATGAGGAGGCGCGCGAACTTATCTTTAATCTTTTTGCGGAGGGTGTTCTGGCCGATAAGGTCGAGGACGTTGAGTGTTATACGCAGAATGTTTCGTTAGAGGAGAATAGCTAATGTCTAAACTAGAAGTAGTAGATTTAGAAAAAAGCCGAGCCGCTGCACTGCGTCATTGGGAGCGATGTTTTCTGGACGGCACTGTCGATGACGAGCATGGCGAGTTTATAGCGGGGATTCTGGCGGCCGCGGGTAAGAAATCATCCATGCCTGACAAATCAATCCAATATCTCAAAGCATACCTTTTGGACTTGCAGCATTGGTCAAATGAGGATGATATATCGTCTGCTAACTTTGTTACGTGTGGAACGCCTCAAATGGATAGCATCGCAGATCTAAAGAACTATGCCTTAGAGCTATCTTTATTAATTATTAAATTGCAGGAGGAAGCGTAATGCCTAAATACAGCCATGGTTTTGATATTGCGTTTGAAGTTATATCGGACCAAGAGGACGGCGATGACGTCACCCCTGAAATGGTCACCGAAGCAATTAAGCGCCGATTAAAAACTAATAAGGATAACTTATTAGATATATGCCACGTGTTCGACACTGTGGAGGTAGAGGAATGATCCTGTTCGGTTTGGCATGGTGGGAAAAAAAGCTTAAGGCCAAATACGAGCCTGATGCGCATATAAAGGAATTGCAGCGACAGTACTATGAGCGCAATTATCCTAAGCCGGATTACGTTAAAACGGATAAGTCTAAAGCCGATCCGCCGGAATCTAGAAAAAAATAAAACTAAGGCCGCTATTGTACGCGGCCTTTTTTATGTGTATTGTACGCGCTCAATATGTGGAAAGTGGGGGTTTAAAGATGAAAGCAAACGATTTTATTCTCAATTGCATTATGCGGCCTATTCGCCGCCATGGCGTCAATACCGATGCGTTTATCGTCTATACAGATAAGCAATCGCCAATCGGCACGTATGATCCGGCCGAGGTGGAATTTAAACCGGTTGATAATTGGCCGATTACCTTTTCCAAAAAATTAATCCAATCCGTATTCGAAGGGAGTGATTCCAATGCTTAAAACAGTAATCCTTAGCAGCGCTAAAAAGACCGGCGGATGCGCGGTCACCTATCGATCCGGCCGCGGCGATCTTTATTCTACGTGCCCAAATACGTGCGCGTTAAAACCGGCCGGTAACAGCGGCGCGGAATCTGTAGATTTTGATTATTTAGATGCCTTAGTGGATGCGGTGCCGGATGATGGCGCGGCCTTTACTTATACGCATTTTGAGCCGGCGCATTGGATCGATCGATGCAAACCGAATGGTACGGTTATAAACTTTTCCGGCGATACGGTTTCCGATGCAATTGAAGCGCGCAATAAATATGGCGTGCCCGCTACCGCTGTAGTCGATCGCAAGTATTGGAACGGTGACAAATCCAAACGCGAGGCCGATACCTTGATTGTTAGATGTCCGGCGGAATTAAGGCCGGATTCGATCACGTGCCGCAATTGCGGCGGCGGCAAACCATTATGCGCTAGACGCGATCGCGATTACGTTATCGGATTCACCGCGCATGGTAGCGGCGCGACTAAGGCCGAAAGGCCAAATGAATCCGGCGGATGTTATGCCGGCCATGGCCACGTGGCTATTCACTGGCGCGCTACTTCTAATGCTACCGCGGCGGCGGATGATTCTGCGCAATTGCGCTCGTTTGCTAAATCATTACCGGCCGGCACCATATTGCGCCATCACGTGGCCGGCGATATAGGGGCGTGAAGTTTTATTAATTTCTATTGTACTTTTGCCAATAACCCCATATTATTCGCATATAGGCATATGCCTATGATCTGCAATTTTATTAAATTTATATAGGAATCATGATCATGCAAATTGAAAACAGCTCAAACACTTTGACTCAATTGCTCGAAACCGTTCGCGAGCAAGCTTCTAGAAGCGCGGATTATCTAGCGCCTACCGATGCGTTACAGTTTAAAACGCGCGACACCGGCGGTGAGCATAAAACGTCTAGCATTATTCTAGAGGCTAATCGCGGCGAACCTACTCGCGAATTACGCGTTAACGATGTCGCCTTCGACCAAATATCTGCTAAGGCCGGAATAGACGTTCGAACCGCGCGCCGATTGCGCGACAATTACAGCAACGAATTCGAGGGATTGGTTAATGCTATATGGCAGCGCGAACCTAGCACGCGGATGATTCGAAGCTTTATGGATGATGAAAGGAATGGGGTCGCGCGCGCGTTTGTTTCTGATAAGTTTAAAACGTTTGATAACGCGCATTTATTGAACGCGGCATTACCTCAACTGATGGAGTCTAGCGCTGGCTGGCAAGTCGTTAATGGGACGGTGACCGATCGCCGTTTATACCTACGCTTGAAGTCTACTCAATACACTGGCGATGGCGCGGCCGTAGGCGATGCGATGGCGCTAGGCATTGGTTTATCCAATAGTGAAGTAGGTCATGGTTCGATTAGCGTTTATCAGATGATATGGACACTGGCGTGCTTGAACGGAATGCAAACTGAAAACCGTCACCGTAGTTCGCATATCACTAGCGCGCGTGCTGAATCGGATACATGGGGTCTGTTAACTGATGAAGCAAAAGACGCTGATAATAATGCGCTTAGTCTTAAGGTTCGCGACCTTGTTTCCGCGTACGGTTCGCGCGAGGGATTAGATAACGTGCTAGATAAGATGCGCGCGGCGGCCGGCGATATTGTCACCGGTTCGGCGCAATCTGCTACTGAGGCGCTTGGATCGGTATTGAAATTAACGAAAGCCGATACCAGCCGCGTGCTAGATGGTTTATTAGCGACTATCGGGCAAGCGGGATATGCCGGCAATCCGGTATCACGCGCAACAATGGTTAACGCGGTTACCGCGGCGGCGCATTCTGTGGATGCCGATAGCGTAGACGATTGGCAGAAACTAGGCGGCCGCGTGCTAGATCTGCCGCGTGCCGATTGGCAGCGGATTGCTCTAGCGGCCTAGTGTTAACAGCTCGCAATTAAGGCCGCCTAGTGCGGCCTTTTTTGTATCTATTTACTTTTCACATAATTAGCCGATAGAATAACGGTAAGTCCGCGATTGGCGCGGCATTTTAAGGAATAGAACCCATGTCACAGATTGAAGAAATTATTGTTGAATTAATCGAAAGCCGAATTGCCGACTATGATTTCGGCCGAATTATAGATGACGCCATCAGCTATAATGATGACGTGCAAGGGCACGAAAGCCGAATAGATGACCTAGAAAATATTGACGTTGAATCTACTCTCACTGAATTTGGCGATCGATTAGATGGTTTTGAATCTAATAACGCTATCGCCGCCATGCAAATTGCGGAACTCTCCCGCCGTTTAGGCGAACTCGAAACCAGTAAGGATACGGCCGCGCCGGTTTCCGATTCGCCAATTAAGCCGGTCCTAGTTCGCGCATTAGACCGCGTGCTACCGTCTACCGATCCGGAAAATTCAATCGTGCGCGGATACGATAGCTATTCGGACCTTGAAACGTATGCTCGCGCCGTTATTCGCGAGGGGAACGATAGCGCGGCCGCCATGTTGGTGGCGATGGCGTTTGCTACGGCCCGCAATATGATCGACTCCGCGGCCGCGTCCTATCATATAGACTAGTAGCCATCAGCTCGCAATCAAGGCCGCCTAGTCGCGGCCTTTTTTGTACTGGTTTACTTTTTACATATTAGGCCGATACAATACTGGCAAGTCCGCGATTGGCGCGGCATTTAAAAGGAATCTAGACCATGTCAGACACGCAATTTTATTCAGTACTGGATGCATTCGATGAGCTTTTCGCGGTATGCCCACCGCGATCATGCGCCCAGAAGCGCTACTATCGCGCGGTTCCCGATGGTGAGATCGTCACGCCATTAGATAACGGCGAACCGGTCTACCATCACCCGCTATCAGCGATCGCGGTATTCTATAAGGGCCCGACCGATACACTAGGTGTTCGCTATTCGGTCGTCATGTCCGGCCAGCGCCGCCGCTATTATGATCGGGATTATTCGCTAGACCATGGCGCCGATGCGTTCCGTGTTGCGATCCAGTACGCCCGCGATTGCGGCCACGGCGATCTAATCGAGTCGAATAACGTAACACTGGGCGCGTTGCCGAATAGTTCGGATTACGTGTTAACAATCGGCGGATCTAAGCTTCACCTAGCTAGATAAGCGCTACCAGCTCGCAATCAAGGCCGCCTAAACGCGGCCTTTTTTTTGCCCGTCATATATGCCGGCCGCGGCCGGCCGGTCGTGAAGCGTATCGTACGGCGCGAGAATCGCGGCCAGCTGAGCGCGGTTCGCGGTTATCCGGTTTAGTACCAGGGGATTTTTTTTAGGTTATCCGGTTTAGTACCCGGTCACTGGATCGCGGACCGCGGCCAGCTGATGGAAGTGAAAATTTTAACGTCCACCGGCCGGCCGGCACTGGATCGCGGACCGCGGGCACCGGATCGCGACAGCTGGCGCATTAATTGCGGCCGCGGCGCGGGATCTGCTGCACCAGTAGCGCGGAAAATCGCCTAGGATCCCTAGGCCAATCGAGGCTAAAAGCGCAGAAAATGCGCTATCAGGCGTGCGCGAATCGCGAGGCGCGCCCCCTCCCCCCGGAGCGCGTGCTTGTGCAGGTTTTTGACAAACAATGACCATAAAATATAATTTGAAAAAAATTTATAAAAATGAAATAATTGATATGCGATGAT